CGGCTGCCGGCCACAACCCCTCTCTGGGGGCTGTGGCCTTTTTTGATTCTATGCCGCTGAACGAAGAACAACTCGCGCTCGACTTTACCAAAGATGTGCAGCGGCTTGTGCGGCGGTATTACCCGATCCTGATCAATCGCGCGTTCGGCGATGCCGAGGGGACCTTAGGCACGACGATCGCGTTCGACCTCGAGAATCCATTCGTTCAGGACGTGCTCGACGAGCTGCTCGGCGCCGAGAGCCTGAAGAACATCGCCGAGAGCACGCTGGATGTCTACCGCACGCTCGTGGGGCGCCAGGCCGAAGAAGGCTGGAGCATTGACCAATTGCGGCGCGAGATTATGGCCGCCGACACGACGCAGAGCAAGGCGCGCGCCGAGATGATTGCACGCACTGAGACGGCCAGCGCATACTCCAAAGGATCGCTGCTGGCCTACGAGGAGTCGGGCGTGGTGAAAGAGGTCGAGTGGCTGGCCAGCGACCCCTGCCCCGAGTGTGCCGCGCTCGACGGGATGCGCGTGGCGCTGGGCGACGAGTTTGCAGACGGCATCGCGCACCCGCCCGCGCACCCCATGTGCCGGTGCGCGTTATCCCCTATCGTGGAGTAGTGAGCTATGCCAATCGAATACAAAGACACCGTGCAGTTCACCAAAGAGATCAGCGATCGCACCGTCGTGGGTATCTACGCCGTGCATGGCGTGGTCGACGATGGGATGGATCGCAGTCACCCCGGCGCGTTCGCCGACACCAAAGTGAACGGGCGCGACCGGGCGGTATTCCTTTGGCAGCACGACGCCTCCGCGCCGCCGGTGGCGTCGATCCTGAGCTTGCGCGAGCTGACCCGCGACGAACTGCCGCCGGCCGTGCTGCACTATGCGCCCGACGCCACCGGCGCGGCAGAAGTGACCAGAGAGTACCTTGATACGCCGCGCGGGAACGAGGTATTGGCGGGCCTGAAGGCCGGCGCGATCAAAGAGATGTCCTACGCCTATGACGTGGCTGAGTATAAATACACCGAGGCCGAGGACGGCAAGACGATCCGCGAGCTGTATAAGCTCAGATTATTTGATGTGTCCGATGTGGCATGGGGCATGAATAGCGCAACATCCGCGGTCAAGCGCATGCCGCTGGCCGCGCACTCCGATTCGGTGCTTGCTGCCGTGGAGGAGTATATCAGTCGCGTGAAGGATCTGTCCGCCTTGCGTGCCAAGGAGGGCCGGGTCTTATCAGGCGAAAGTCGCAAGCGGATCGAGACGGCCGTGGAAGCGCTGGCCGGCGCATCGACGGCGCTCAAAGATTTGCTCGCGGCGACCGAACCCAAACAAGCAACCGATACCCGCCGGCTGCTGCTGGACTTCCAGCGCACGCTGGCGACGCTCAATGGAGTGACATGAAGAAAAAGTATGAGCTGGCGCAGGAGCTGACCGCCAAGCGCGATCAGCTGTCCGCGATATTCAAAGAGGCCGGCGACGACCTTGATCTGTCGAAGGTCAAGAGCATCGACGGCACGACCGACGAGAAGGCCGCCGAGATCAGAAGGCGGAACGAGGAGCTGACCGACCTCGGGAAGCAGTTCGATGCGGCGCGCGAGATGGAGATCATCGAACAGGGGCTGCGCGAGAAGGCCAGCGGTCGAAGCGAAGCCGACGAGCGGCCGGCCGGCAACGCGGGCCCCTCCGACGAGCAGAAGACGATGGGCCAGCGCTTCGCCGAGCACGAGACCACGCTGCGCTTCAAGGGCATCAGCAAGCGCCAGTTTGGGGTCACGTTCGAGGACTTCGACGAGACTGAGGCGCGGCGCGGGCGCAAGACGCTGATGACCACGGCTGCCGGCTACGCGGCGCCGAACCCGCGCGGGCCGGGCCTGGTATTGTCAGCCCAGCGCCGCCCGATGGTCGCCGACCTGATTCCGCAGGACACCACCACCGCCAGCATTATCAAGTACATGAGCGAGACGACCTTCACGAACAACGCCGCGCCGGTTGCGCAGGGCGCGCAGAAGCCCGAGGCGGCGCTGGCCTATACCGAGGTGTCGGCCAATGTCGAGAAGATCGCGGTCACGCTGCCGGTGACCGACGAGCAGCTCGACGACGTGCCGCAGATCCGCGCGGTGATCGACAACCGGCTGACGCTGATGGTCGAGCTGGCCGAGGAAGTCGAGCTGATGACCGGCACCAACGTGTCACCGCGCCTGCAAGGCATCTTGACACTGGCCAATATTCAGACCCAGGCCAAGGGTGCCGACCCAACACCCGACGCCTTCTTCAAGGCCATGACCAAGGTGCGCTTCACCGGCTTCGCCGAGCCGACCGGCGTGGTCATCCATCCGAACGACTGGCAAGACATCCGATTGCTCAGAACCGCCGACGGCATCTATATCTGGGGCAGCCCGGCCGACGCCGGGCCCGAGCGGCTGTGGGGCGTGACCGTGGTGGTGACACCGGGCATCACTGAGAACACCGGCCTGGTCGGCGACTTCCAGCTGTATTCGCACATCGACCGGCGCATGGGCCTCAGAATCGACGTGGGCTGGGTGAATGACCAGTTCAGGCTCAACCAACAAACCATCCGTGTAGAGGAGCGCCTCGCGGTTGAGTGGTATCGCGCCGCTGCCTTCTGCACCGTAACCGGAATCTGATCGCAGTTGCGGCGCAGTATCGTCGTTTCGATTGCATTGACGTTGTTTCGCGGCGAAAGACAGCATTTCGCCGCGAATAGGAGCAGTATAGTTATGCCAATCATCGAAGGCGCGACGGGCGCGCTGCTCACCAACGCCGGGGCGCCGGCGGCCGGCACGAACGAAGTGCAGACCCTGACGATCGGCGGCACGCCGACCGCCGGCACGTTCACGCTGACATTCGACGGCTTCACCACTGGCGCGATCACCTGGTCGGCGACCAACGCGACCTTGCTCGCGAATATCAATGCGGCGCTCGATCTGCTGCCGAATGTCCTGACCGCCGGGATCGTCGCGACTGCCGGCACATTGACTGCCGGCATCGGCACGATCCTCCTGACCTTCTCGGGCGGGAACGTGGCCAAGCGCGCGGTATCGACGATGACCGCAACATCCAGCCTGACCGGGACATCCCCGACGCTCGCGATCGCCGAGACGACGCCGGGTGTCGATACGACCGCGATCGGCTCGGTCAAAGGCCAGCTGCTGAGCGACACGACCAACGGCATTTTATACATTAACACCGGGACAGCCTTGAACCCGACCTGGACCAAGGTCGGCACGCAAACATGATCTGGCCGCTTGATAGTCAGGAGCACCGCGACATGTGGACAAATGAAGGGCCGAATCTGTATCTGACCGCCGACCGGCTGACGGTGGTGCAGGAGGGCGACACCCGCGCGGCATTCCTGCTCGTCGCGCACGGCGCGCAGCTACCGCTGGCCGACGCCGAGCAGTACGGCCTGACCGGCGAGAAGGCCAAGACTGATCCGCCGCCGAATAAGCTGAAGCAGGAACCGCCGCCGAATAAGAGTAAGTAAGTGACCGCCTACGCCAGTATCGCACAACTGCGCGCCTATCTGCCGCAAGTGCCTGAGGATGGGCAGCAGCTGATCACCATCAGCGGCGCGCCGACCGGCGGCACGTTCACGCTTGCCTATGAAGGCACGGCGACCGCCGCGCTGGCCTGGAATGCGACCGCGACGGCGGTGCAGACCGCCCTGCGTGCGATTACGGCGATCGGCTCGGGCGGGGTCAACGTGAAGGGCCGGCCGGGCGGGCCGTACACGGTCAGCTTCCAGGGCACGCTCGCGAGTGATGCCGGGCCGCTGACTGGAAGCGCCGCGCTGCTGACGCCGGCCAGCACGATCACGATCGCACCGGCCAGCGACACGGTATTGCAGCAGTGCCTCGATCGCGCGACCGATATTGTGCGCAGCGCAATGCGCAGCCTTTTGGCCGATCCGACCTTCGACTACGCGGCCTATGGCGTGGCGAGTACGAAGATCGTGCGCGCCTATGACGGATCGTATCTGACGCTGCCAGCCTATCAGCTCAACTCGATCACCCTGGTCGAGTACCAGAGTGGCAGCTATCCATCAACCTACACGACCTTGACGAGCGACCAATGGGAGGCGCAGGCCGACGGGCGGGTCTACCGCGCGGGCGGCTGGGGCAGTGGATGGTGGAGCGACCTGGCGCGCTACCGCGTCACGGCCGTCTGGGGCTGGGGTCCGACGCCGCCCGATGCGATCGTGGAGGTCACGCTGGAGGTCGCGGTCAATGTGTACCGCACGCGCGACACGGGCGGGTATGTCGATTTGGTAGGAGTCGAGGGGGCTGGCGCGACACGACCGATAGCCGGGCTGACCAAGCTGCAACAGCAAGTGCTGGAGAGCCTGCGCGATCAGCTGATTGCGATTGGCGTATGACACCCGAGCAACTGGCCGCCAAGCTGAAGTCGCACTCGTTCGCGTCGCTGCGCGAGCCGCTGATGCAGAAGATCGTGCTGACGCTGCTGAGGCACGCCCAGCTGCGCACGCCGGTGCGAAGTGGCACGCTGAGGCGCAGCGAAACGACCTTTGTCGAGAGTGGCGGGCTGCGGGGCGGCATCGGGACGAACATTATTTATGCACCATTCGTTCACGCCAAGCAACCGTTCTTCCAGCAGGCGATCGACGACGGCCGCGGCGATGTGCAGAAGCTCTTGCAGCAGGCGGGCGATGAATACTTTAGCAGCGTGGTGAGCTAATGTCAGCTGTCACGGTTTGGCAAGGTTTGGCGGAGGCCTTTCGCACAATCGACGGCCTGCACGCCATCCTGCTGGGCGAGCCGACATCCATCCAGGCGACGCCGCTGCTGTATGCCGGCTATGCGAGCGCTGACCAGCTGATGCGCAGCCAGGCGCCGGCGCGCAACCTGGACGGCATCACGCATATCTTCGCGGTGCGGCTGGTGTTCGACTATCAGGACAACGACCAGGCCGAGATGCAGCTGCTGACCCTGGCGGACAGCGTGCCGAGCGCGATCAATCGCGATCCGCGACTGGGCGGGCGATTGTCCGGCGGCGTGGCCAAGAGTATCAGCGCGACCTCGGGGTTCGCGATGATCGCGAAGAAGCTGTACCGCATCTTGGAGTTTACGGTATCCGTGACTGAAAAGAGGAGCGCCGCATGACTACCGAGCCGATCGCCAGATACTACGACGCCAGTAAGAATCCTGACGGCGCCTTTCTGCCAGGCGTGCCATTGGCCGATCTGCCTGACGCGCTGTACATCTCCTTTCCTGCCTGGCTGCGCGCCAGCATTGATGCATGCCCATTCTATCGCAAGACCAAGCCGCCGACCGAAACCGCACCGCTCGGCGGCGCGCCAAAGGCCGACAAGGAGTAGACCATGCCCGCAGCAGAAGTACCATACTCGCTCTTTGGCCTGGCGCTGGAGGCCACGCGCGGGACTGCCGTAACCCCGCCGACCGTCTTTATGCCAGTGGACGGCATGATCACGCCCGTTCGCACCAAGTACCGGCCCGAGGAGGCGCGCGGCACGACTGAGGAGTTCTACCGCTCCAAGACCGTCAGCACTGGCGCCGACTGGAGCATCCCCGATTCGCTCCTCGATCCGAACTATGCGCCAATCCTGTTCAATCTGATCGCCAAAGCAGTCACGACGCCCAGCACGCCAGCGGGCGGCACGCTGTCGCGCCTATTCTCCTTTGTGCCGACCGTGACGAGCGACGATCTAAAGTCTGCCACGCTGTACGCTGGCGATCCGAACGTTCAGACATTCCAGAGCGCCTATTGTATGGCTGATGAATTGACCGTCAGCGCTGACGCGACTGGCGAGGACGCAGCGACATTCACCATGAAAGGCGCGGGCTACTTTCCGTCGCGCGTGGCCGCTCCTGTCTTTCCTGCGGCTATTCCTGGAGATCTGCTGATGCCAGGCGCCATGCAGCTCTGGATTGACACCAGCTCTGCGATTGGCACGACCGAGATCACCGGCAGGTTTATCTCGACGGACTGGACAATCCCCAGCGGCGTCGTGTATAAGCGCTACGCCAATGGCCCAGCAGGCGGGCTCAACTTCACGAAGGCTGCCAGAGGAAAGCGCCATGCCGAGGCTACTATTGTGGTGGAGCTCAATGATCTGAGCATTGGCGCCGGCAAGGAGTATCTTACCTGGGAGGCAGATACAACCGTGAAAATGCGCATTCGACTGAACGGCACGCTGATCGAGGGCGCGCTGTATAACTATGTCCAATTAGACATCATTGGGCCTTTGGACGCCTTTAGCTGGGGCGTTGTCGAGGATACGAACATCACCATGCAGTTTACTGTACAGAGCCAATACGATGCGACATTAGGCGCCTCATTCGCGCTCTATGCGCAGAGCCAGAGGACGACACTCTAATGCCAATGTTCATTGATCCGAACGAGCGCATTGCGGTCTATGAGTTTGATGCGAATGAAGTGATCAGCGAGGAGCCTCCTAACGTGATCTTCATTCGGCCAAAAATGGACTTTGCGACACAAAAGAAAGTCGGCGCGGCTGGCTTTCGCCTTGGAGCAGGCAGCAAGCCAAACGAGCTTGACCTGGCCGAGAACCTGATCGCCATGCTGGTGCTGAACATTGTCGGCTGGAGCGGGCCACAATTCGATAGTGTGCCATGCACGCCAGAGAATATCAGGAGGCTCGATCCTGATCAGCCGATTGTCGAGAAAGCGCTGGAGGAGATCGCGCGCCGCAACAGCAAGGCGCCCCCCGACCCAAAAGCGCCAGCTGGTACAGCTACTGCTACGAGCGCTGGAGAACGCGCCTCGAGCACCCCACCGCAAAGCATCAGCCTCCAATTGGCGACTACGCCACAGAAATTGCGCTCGCATATCGATTCAATTGGACGCCAGAGCAAACTGGACGATTAGATCCTACCTTTGTCGAGGAGCTGACCGCGCGAATGAATGCAGAAGCTGATCACGCGGAGCGACAGCGGCGCAGGAAAGAGAATCGATGATCAGCCAATCTGTTCTGAATCTGCTGGTGACCATGAAAGACGAGGCCAGCGCCGGCATTGGCAATCTTGGCGGCGCGCTGGCTGGCCTTGGCACGGCTGGCCTGGCAGTCGCGGCGGCTGGCGTGGCGGCGCTGTCGGTAGCGGTCGTCGGCGGCATTGGCGATGCGCAGCAGGCGCGCGAGCTGTACGCCTCGACACAGCAGACAATCACAAGTATGGGCGATGCGGCTGGCAGGAGCGCTGATCAGGTCGTCGCGCTGGCCAGCGGGCTGTCTGATGCTGCTGGCAAGTCGCTCTTTGGCGATGATCAGATTCAGCAGAGCGAAAACCTCCTCCTGACATTCGGGAACATCAAAGGAGAGACATTCGATCTGGCGACTGCCTTGACAGTCGATCTGGCGCAGGCGCTCGGCGGCGCTCCTGCTGATCAAGCCATGATGCTCGGCAAGGCATTAAACGATCCCGTCAAAGGAATGTCAGCTTTAGGCAAGGCTGGATTGACATTCTCAGAGGAGCAGAAGTCGGCGATCGCGGCCATGCAGGAGAGCGGCGACATGGCCGGCGCGCAGGCGCTGATCATCGCCGAGCTGAATAAACAGGTCGGAGGCCAGGCAGCAGCCGCGGCTGCTGCGAAGGGCGGCTGGTTTCAGTTCAAGGCTGGGCTGGGCGAAACATTTGAGATGATCGGCAGTAAGCTGCTGCCAATCCTCGATCAGCTCGGCGCCTGGCTGAATAGTCCAGAGGTCAAGCAAACGATCGAGGCGCTGGCGACTGCGCTGGCCGACGGTATTGGCGTGGCGGCTGCCTATCTGAGCGATGTCGCCATACCCGCGCTGATGCAAGCCTGGAGCGACATGGAGCCGACCGTCATGAGCACGATCGCCTTTATCCAGAGCGATGTCATGCCGGTGCTCTCCTGGCTGGCGAATGTCATCATAGCAGGCGCGATCATCGAATTGAAAGCCATGGCATGGGCCTGGCAGAATGTGTTACTGCCAGCGATCCGCGATGCATGGAGCTTCTTTCAAGCCTATATCCTGCCAGTCCTCTCTGCAGTGTTCGTGGCGCTGCGCGATGATCTGCCGCGCGGCATTGCGCTGGCAGTCCAGAGCTGGAGCGACTTGAAAGCGGCGATCGCGGGATTCAAGGAGAGCTATATTGAGCCGATCGTGCGCGGCTTCGATTATGTGGTCGCATCAGTCACGAACGCCAAGGCGATGCTTGACGGCTTTATCGCAGGCGTGACTGCTGCCATTATCCCCGATTGGCTCCAGGGCCATAGCCCGCCGCCTATGGCTGATTGGTTCGACAGCATCGGGCAATCTGCCAAGGAGAGCACCAGCGCAGTCGCCGACTTCATTGACAAGCTCTCCTCTGGCGCGATCAGCGGCATTCTCGGGGGCGGGAAAGGCGGCGGGCCGTCAATAGGCATCGATCAGGCTGACCTCGATCGCTATCTCCAGGCAGTCAAGGAGACTGGCGATCTGAGCAATGACTGGCTGACGCACATGCCCAAAGAAGCATGGAACGCGGTCAAGGAGCTGGGGCGATCGTTCAAGGAGGGCGGGCCAGCAGCAGGAGGCAACCAGGCCGACCTCGATCGCTATCTCCAGGCAGTCAAGGAGACCGGCGACGTCGCAAACGACTGGCTGACGCACATGCCCAAGGAGGCATGGGGCGCGGCGCGCGAGATGGGGAGCGCGCTCCTCAACGGAGGCGGCGCGCCTATCAGTAGCGCCGCGGCTGCCTCCTCCTCCTCTGGCATCACGATCAATCTGACAGTCCAGGGGAATGTCACGACCGAGCGCGATCTCATCCTGGCGATCCGCGATGGATTGGCGCAGCTTGGCAGGCAGAATGTCACGATCTTCGCGGGACAGACGTAATGGCATATCCGACGCTGTCAATCCAGATTGCTTTTGCCGATGCGCCGCTGACAGCGCTGGCATCGAATACCTGGGTGGACATTACCCCCTACGTGATCAGCTTCTCGACCAAGCGCGGCAGGAGCGATGCGCTTGGCAGGATCGAGGCTGGCACGGCGAGTCTCATCCTCGACAATAGCGATCGCCGCTTCGACCCGACCTTCGCCGCGTCGCCCTATTATCCGTATGTCGTGCCTATGAAGAAGATCCGCATCAGCGCGACGTATGCAGCCGTCACCTATCGGCTCTTCACTGGATATGTCGAGGCCTGGCCGCCTGACTGGCCTGGAGGCCTCGACACGACCACGGCGATCGCCTGCGTCGATGCCTTTAAATACTTTGCATTAAAGAAATTGAACGGCGCGTATGCGAACGAGTTCTGTAATTGGTCGATCGACACTTGGCTGACGAACATTAGCTGGCCGGCTGCCGATCGGCTGCTGTACAGCGCGCAGAGCCAGATTCAGGCCGGCACGTTCGTCAACACCCCAGCGCTGACGCATTTTCAGAATGTCGCCGATGTGGAGAGCGGGCTGTTCTTCATGGGCCCGGATGGATTGGCGACCTTCCACAATCGCCACTATCGGCTGGTCAACAGTCGCACGAGCCTGGCATCGTTCGACGACAGCGCCAGCGCTGCGCTGCCATGGCTGACAGTGAACAGCGGCTACGACGATCAGCAGATCTGGAACGAGGCCAGGATTACGCGCACCGGCGGAGTCGAGCAGGTAGCCACAGACACGATATCACAGGCTGCCTACTTCACGCGCACCTTGACCAAGACGTTGCCCATGTTGACCGACAGTGAGGCGCTGTATCTGGCGCAGTGGCTGGTCGGGTTGTACGGCTTGCCGGTGTTCCGTTTCACGAGCATCACGCTTGACGGGCTGATGGACGATGCGCTCTGGCCGTACATCCTCGGCCTGGTGATCTCCAATCGCATCACGGTCACGCAGCGCCCGCCGCCGATCGGAACGGCGATTACGCAGGATTGCTACATTGAAAGCGTGTCATTCGATGTCACATCGGATCGATTCCTGGCGACGTTCGGACTCTCCAGCGCGCAGGCGCTGGCTGGCAGCAGCTTCTGGATACTGCAAGATGCGATCTATGGGGTGCTGAATAGCACGACCAAGCTGGCATACTGAGAGGTTCCTATGGCCTGGAGCGCACCGGCTACACCGTGGACTGCGGTAAGCGAGATAATGACTGCGGCGAAAATGAATATCCTTGCGGCTGACGTGCGCTATCTGAAAGGACTAGACGGCCCGCCGACGATCGATGATGTGCTGACGGTTTCGCAGGCTGGCGGCTACCATCAGATCGAGCTGGTAAAAGGCGGCGAGACGGCGCGCGGGTACTATGGCCACGCTGGCGCGATCACCTATCTCGCGTCGAACCGCAATCCGACCACTGGCGTGTTTGCCGATACGGCGAAATCTGCCGCGCTTATCCAGATGGACGGCTCCGCGGCGGCGTCGGCGATCTCGTTCTTCACCGCAGCAGCCGCGAACAATGCCGGCGCTGCGCGCATGTTCATCGACGGCAGCGGGAATGTCGGCATTGGCACGACCGCTCCAGCCAGCAGGCTGCATGCCAGCGGGCCTGGCGGCGGCGGCATCCTGTTCTTTAGCGCTGACAATGTGACCACGCTCCAGACTCCGATTGTCGCTGGCACCATCGCGAGCGGCTGCGCCATGTGGTTGTTCGATCGCAACAACACCACCGGCACTGGCTCGCTCGGCTTTAACGGTCAGGCGTTCAGCCTTGGCAGCGCGCCGACGTATGTCAACAGCGATACGATCACGGTCACGCTGACTGCGGGAGGCGCGATCACCGTCGCGCGCACCGTCGGCACGAACGGCAGTCACGACATCAACGCCATGGTGCTGTTCTATTGATTGACATTCTCGCAATCCAGGCGCGGCGCGCGGCCTTAGCTGCGCAGCTTGATCAGGCGCGCGCGCAGTATGATGCGCTGGAGGCGACACTGAAAGCGCTCGATCGCCAGCTCTGCGCGATGGCGGGCGGGCTCCAGGAATTGGACGCGCTGCTCGCTCTGCCCAGGGCTGAGGACGCCGGAGGGGTCAACGGAGCTGACGCACTGCCGACTGAGTCGTGCTCGCGGTCGCGACCTTCGTGACTGCGGGCGCGACACGGCGGATGACTGCCGATCCAAGGCGGATTCCCGGCCGCTCGATCAGGTGGTAGGTGACGAACGCAGCGCTATAGCTGGACAGCGACACGAACAGCAGCATCCACAGCACGCGCCATGGCGGGGAGAGGGAGAGCAGCCAGGCCGAGCGCGCGATCAGGAGGCCGGCGGCAGAAAGCGCAAGGCCATGCAGCATGTAGACACTGTAGGACAGATCCGACCCGACGCGCACCACGCGACCACTCAGGAGCGCGCCGAGCCAGCCGGGCATGCGGCCGGTCGATTCGAAATGGGAGAGCAGAACGAGCGTGCCGAGCAGCAGCGGCAGCAGCGGGAGTTGACGCCCGTAGGCCGTCTCCAGCGACACGAGCACTAATGCGACCGCCAGGCAACGCGCGGCCGGCCAGCGCGTGAGCGTGAGTGCGCGGCACGCTAGCATGCCGGCCATGAAATAGTGGAGCTTGAAGATCAGCACCGACGGCTCGGGGTAGGCGCTGTGCGCGGCGACGAACCGCCCGAGCAGCATGACCGGGATGCCGATCGCCAGCACGGATCGCGCAAAGCCGAAGCGGCGCATGATCAGCAGCAGCCCGGGAAAGACGGCGTAGAACTGCATCTCCAGACTCAGGCTCCAGTCCGGTAGGTAGCTGGCATCCACATACGCGGGGATCAGCCCCGACAGGAACGTGACATGCACGAGCACATTCATCGGTGTGTAGTGAATATTTGCGGGGTCGTAGGCCGGCGCGCTCGCCCAGTGCGTAGGGTTGAGTGTCTGGAGGCCGGCATAGCCGCCCGTGAATGGGTCGCGGGAAATAATGGCGATCGCCAGGGTGGTGTAGTAGAGTGGTGCCAGCCGAAACACACGCCTGAGCCAGAAGCGTCGCCAGTTCGCCACACTGTCCAATGGTTCGACCGCATCCCGCGCGTCTCCCGTCGCCACCATCACAAAGCCCGACAGCATCATGAACAGGTCAACCGCGATCTTCGGATCGGGCAGCGGCACGCCGTACCAGCCGCCCCAGATCATGCAGTGCGCGAAGAGCACCCAGAAGGCCGCAAGAGCACGCAGGAAGGCGATCCCCGTATAGGTGCGCACCACGGCCGACTCCTTGACACGCGGGCAGCGCAATGCGACAATAGCACCGCGCCCGCGCGCACGTTCTTTCGATGAACGGAAATGCCATCCTCCGCCGGCAAGCAAGGGGATGGCGTTTCTGCGTCTGGCGCTATTCTAGCATACTGCTGCTCCTGCTCAGCATTGTCCTGCCTGCCCACGCGCAGCCACCACTCAACTTCACCGCGCGCTGGGTATCCTCCACGATCGCCGTCATCCGATGGCAGCAGCCCGCCGCGATCGGCATGACCTGCCTGACTCGTGAGACCGCAACCCACCAGCGCTGGCTGATGAGGTGTTGGGCTGACCTGCCCGCCGGGCTGACAGCGTTCACGCTCGGCGACACAGGCCCCCTCGACTACATGGCCCATCCGCAAGTAGGCGATCGCTACGTCCTCACGCTTGATGATCACGAGGAGCGTGCGGAGCTGCTGGCGCTGGTGTGGCTGGCGATGATCAGGGGCTAGCTGGTCGTTTCTGCCCCTTCTTTCCTCTCCGATAATGATGGTTCGCGTAGGTCACCTTTTTCAGGCTCTTACCGATCGGCGCGATCAGCGTGCCGCACCCGCAGGCGCATGGTATCTTTGGCATGCGGTCGATCTCCGCGTAGCGCCGCGCGAGATAGCGCTTGAACCACGCCGACCGTTCCGCCTTGGTCTGCGGTTCCTCGCCGATACGGTTATGTGCGGGCTTACCCAAATGCGGGGACGGGTGCATGCGCACCTGGTGCCCTTTCACATAGCGCCGCGCCTCCAAGTTCGCATCGAACGGTGCGATCAGCGTCCCACAGCCGCATGCGCACGGTATTCTTGGCAGAGCCGCGATGCGTGCGCGTCGCCGCTCGACGACGCCGCGCTGGATTTCTTGGCGTGATTTTGCCATGCGTGTGTTCGCTTTCGTTGCGATCGCGAAAGAACGTGCTCATTCAAGCGCTTAGCGCATCAAGACGCCTTGGAAGGCCAGCCTTGCGGTGGTCGCTCGGCTCGCGCGCTCACGGGCGCGGCTACTTCCTTCTTTGCGCGAATGGCCGCGACCTGCGCCTTGACGACCGACTCAGTGCCGCCCATGAACGCGGCGATCTTGTTCGCAGAGTGGCGGTAGGTGCCATCGTCGTTACGCTGAACCGTAAGCCAGGCGATCTCGGCATCGCGCGACATATGTAAACTCTGTGGTTCGTGGGCTGGTTCGAATAATGGCTCGCGTCTTGGTTCTTCCTGATGCAGACGCGCCCGCGCCGGCTCGCCCGCACCGCCCGCACCACTCCAGCGCACCGGGGCGCGGGCTACTGGTTCGGCTTCCGTACTTGACATGCGTGCGCTCCACCACACCGCCACCTTGAAAACGACCATCAAGATCGTACCGGCGACGACCAGCCAAAAGACGGCGACGAAGAAATAGAATCCGGGCGGCGGCGTGGCAGCGTTCATGGCATGCTCCTATTCAACGAGTACCCACTCAGGCAACGCATCGCCGCCGATCACCGCGATGCCGATCCCGAGGAGCGCGGGAATGATGCCGACCTGCAATGCCAGGTACGGCCCGAATAACGCATTATACGTCAGGAACGATGGAATTGCACTCGCGAGCAATGCGATCACATACGGCACCCACCAGCGCATGGCCTTGAAGCCCCATTGAAACAGCGAACACACCACCTGGTAGATGAACGCATACAGCAACACGATCCATTGCGGCGGCCAGTACGACTCCCATCCGCCGACGAACTGCACGTAGTTGCCGAATGTGGATGCCAGAACGAGCACGACGGCGATCAGGCGCAGCATCACCAGCGCAGCATTCACGACGCATCCACGCGGCACCATCGCCGGCGACGGGCGACGCGGCGTGCTCGGCTTGCCGTTGACCAGCGGTTCATTGCGTACCGTCATGGCCGCACCTCGCTTTCGAGCTGCCGTCTCAGCAGCCATTGACGAAACTGCGGATCGCGCAGCGCCCAGCCCATCGCCGAGTCGGGCGGCGCGGCCAGCTCTGCGGCTTTGCGTTCGTCGCGGATGCGTTCAAGTTCATCCTCCAGGAAGGCGATTTGCTCCAGCAGCGCGCGCTCGTAGGGCGTCATGGCCGCACCTCCGTTTGGCGCACGTACCAGGCCGCGACCATCGCGCGGTTGTTCGCGCCGATCTTCTGACTGAGGATGCGCAGCCGCTGCCGAGCTGCGTCGTAGGAGATACCCATGTCAAGCGCGATCTGCTTGTCAGGCCAGCCGCGTGCGACAAGCGCGCAGATGCGCAGTTCGGTGGGAGTGAGAGGGAGTTGCATTGTTTTCCCTTCCTGCATACAATTCGTATGCTCTGGAGTTGATGCCAGGGCCGCGCCGGGGCGTGCTCAAACACGCGCCCGGCATTGCTATAGTTCGTCGTGAAACACTTATTACGCGCCGGCAGTACGCAGCAACCCGCGCGCCCGTAGATAGCGATAGACGGTTGGGCGGGCGATACCATAGAACGCGCTCAAATTGGTTGGCGTCTCGCCGGCCTGGTAGCGTGCGCAGAGCGCATCGATCTGCGTCGGCTTCAGCTTGCCCCACGGCTCTCTTTTGACGCCTGGCTGCCGAGTCCAATGATCATCACCGCTCGGGTGAAAGTCGCGTTTCTGGCGGGTCGGTTGCATCGTGGCAACTCCTTTCGATTAAAACGGCGGCTCGTCCTCGTCCTCGTCCTCGTCCTCTGCGGCCTGTCGCGCGTCGTCCGCGGCGCGCGTGATGCGCCGCCACATCGCGCGCTCGGCGTTGCTCAGCTGTTCCCAAAGTGGCAGCTGGCCGGTTTCCTTGCGCCACTGGGTGTAGGCTGCGCTCGCCATATGCAGGCGGATGGTCTCCGCTGGTAGCGTCATGGCTCTGCTCCTGTTATGCTTTCTTCATTTCGTTGAGCGCCTGGCTCGCGATCTCGCGCATCTCGCCGCACTCCTCGCACGGCTCGGGCATGTCGCCAAAGTCGCTCGCGCACGCGCCGACGACATGCCGATCAATCTGGTCGAGTGCCAGAAGCGCGAGGCGCAGCTGGGCCTGGAGGCGCGCGACCTCGTTCAGCAGGCTGTCGGCCGAGCGCGCGTCGTGCGACGCCAACGCATCGTGGAAGACATGGCAATTGCCACAATACTTCGTCGCGATGTCCATCGGGTGATAGCTGACCAGGCCGCACCGATGGCAGGTGATCGCCTTGCCGTCCGCGCTGATCGTGTAGCTCTCGCTCATGCGATTCCTCCATTCGCGCCGGGCAGCGGCGGCCGCGCTGGCGCCGCCGGCTTGCCATGCTCAGCACATCGGCGTGGCTGAGGCGCTGCGTGCCGAGCGTGTACTGCGGCTGGCCAGTCAGGCCGGATCCGCCGACATAATGCGCGCGGCCGCGCGGGGTATCGTAAGCAAGGCGGATGTCAGCGGTCAAAGATGCCTCGCAGTGTTGAGCAGCAGATCGCCCCGCTGCTATCCGGTGTGCCGGCGTCGAAGTGCAGCCCCCAGGCGGTCACGCCGCCCGGCACGAAGGCCATGACCGCAAGCGCCCGAATCAGGCCCTTCACCACGCGCGCGGTATCGCCCTTCTTGTGCCCCTTGAAGAGCGCCGCATCACCTTCCGTCGCCAGCACCTCAGCGAAGTCGCGCGCCTCTTGCCAGTCGCGCTCCAGCGGGCCGCCCTGCTGACGCAATTCCAGCATGCGAAAGGGAACAGCTACTTCAAGCGTGGATTGCAGCAGCGTGCCGGTGATATGCTCCTGAATCAATGCCCGCTTGTAAGTCGGTTCCTTCATGCGCTCTCTGCTTTCGTGCCGAGAGAGCGCTCGCGGTAGTTGCGAAACTGGCCGAGCAGCTGCGCAGCCTTCTGGGCGTCCAGATCGAGCACGTCTCTGGCATAGCCGATCAGCACGGCGTCTGATTCTGCCGCGTCGGCACACTCAAGTAAAAGCAGCGCGATCTCTCTGGCCTTGGCCGGGCTGAGCTGCATCGGCGATATCGACACCTCGACATTGACATACGGCTTCTTGCTGGTGTAGCCGTAGATCGAGCTGACACTGAAGTCGCCGCGCCGGTCGTCTTTCACCACGATCACATCCATCACCGCCTGGCCGACGCGCCGGTACAGTTCTTTGCTGGTGGGGTTCGCTGTCTCCCAGGTCGAGTCACCCTCCGATCCTGTCGCCGCTTCGTAGGCAGCCCGGCCCAGCCGATCGGCCAGATTCGCGGCGTGGTCGATATGCTGATCAGGCACCTTGCGTCCTTTGCTCACGTCGACACCTTTTTCCTTCTTCGCCACCGTCGCCCCATCCTTGTGGCCAGATGCGACGGATACCACTGCTCACACAGATCATCAAAGCGCGTGCGGCCGCAGTTGACCGTCGCAGGCGTGGCTGGCATCGTACAGCCGACCGAGCGGCGCCAGAGGGCGCAGTTGCCGCAGTGGTAGGCGCGACTGGCGAGCAGCTTAACGGTCACAGCAGCTCCTTCTCCAGACACGCGCTACACAGATCGTGTGCCTTCGTTACCCAGCCGCAGCCGCCGGCGCAGCCAAAAATCTTCGTGCAGCCGCAGCGTTTGCACATATCCTCATCCGGATGCACCTCGTAGCGCAGCAGGTAGCACCCGACGCCAGCGATGGTTCGCAGCACGCGCACGACTCCGCCGCCGGCGTCGATCAGGAATGAGCGGGCTTCGGTCATGTCGTTCCATCCTCTCGCCAGCAAAAGCTCACACTGTGCCACACGACACCCTCGATCGTGCGCGTATGCTGATCTTCTGCCGGGATGCGCACTGCGGCACTCGGCACATTGCAGTCGCGCTTAAACGTGACCAACTCAGTGTCCCCGACTTTCTTCCCCTTGCGCGAGATCGTAATGGTCACGATGCCCGCTTTCACCCGCACGGCCAGGCGCGCGCCGCCTTTGAGCTCCATCGCGCGATCTTGCCCGGTGCGCGCGGCGTTGCGGTGCAATTCCGTGTAGATGCTGCTGAGACTCACCGCGCCCTCCAGTGGGCATCGCGCGCCCAATCCGTCGCATCAACATCGCGCGCCACACCCGCGCACTGCCGGCGATATTGCGTCGCCAGCTGCTG